AGGAATGCGCTGCATTTCCATTAGGTGAACATGATGACTTAGTGGATAGTATGACTCAAGCTGTAATGAGATTTAGACAAGGTGGCTTTGTTGAACATCCTGATGACTATGAGGATGAACCATTGCCAGAACACATAAGAACATATTACTAAGGTGGTAAATAATGGCAATTGATAAAGTAAACGACTTAACTAAAACAGTTAACGTCATCGACCCTTCTATAGAAGTGTCAACTCCCCAAGAAAATTTAGGAATTCAAATGTTAGAAGACGGTGGGGCTGAGATTGATTTTGATCCAAATCAAAATGTTGAACAAGAAATTCCACACGAAGCAAACTTAGCAGATTTTATTGAAGAAAACGAACTCGGTTTAATTGCTAGTGATCTAACACAAACCTACGAAGATTATAAAGCTGGTCGTAAAGATTGGGAAGACACTTACGTCAAAGGTTTAGACCTATTAGGTTTTAAGTACGAAAACAGATCAGAACCTTTTCAAGGTTCAAGTGGTGCTACACACCCAGTGTTAGCAGAATCTGTTACACAGTTTCAAGCTTTAGCTTACAAAGAATTACTTCCAGCGCAAGGGCCGGTTAGAACTCAAATCATTGGTGCAGCAACTCCCGAAACAGAAAAACAATCTACTCGAGTAAAAGATTTTATGAACTATCAGTTAATGATAAACATGAAAGAGTATGAGCCAGAGTTTGATCAAATGCTGTTTAATTTACCCCTGGCAGGTTCTACATTTAAAAAGATCTATTTTGACGATGTACTAGGACGTACCGTTTCTAAATTTGTACCGGCAGAAGATTTAGTAGTAAGTTATAATTCTACTTCGCTAGAAGAAACTGACTGCATTATCCATGTTATTAAAATGTCTAAAAATGATTTGTTAAAACAAATGAAAGCTGGCTTTTATTCTGACATAGAAATTAATAATTCTAGTTACGGTCAGAGCGACGAAATTCAAGATAAAAAAGATGATATTGAAGGTTTTGTAAAAACCGGTGACCACGAACTACACACACTTTACGAATGTCATACAGAGCTAGATCTAGTTAGCTTTGAAGACAAAGATGACCAAGGAGCGCCGACCGGGATTGCATTACCTTATATTGTAACAATACATGAAGACTCAGATCAGATTTTATCTATTAGAAGAAACTACGCTGCACAAGATCCAATTAAAAAGAAACAAGAATACTTTGTGCATTTTAAATTTTTACCAGGACTAGGATTCTATGGATTCGGTCTAATACATATGATTGGTGGTTTATCAAGAACTGCTACATCTGCTTTACGCCAACTACTTGACGCCGGCACCTTGTCAAACCTACCTTCCGGATTTAAGCAACGTGGCATTAGAGTACGTGATGAAGCTCAACCGTTGCAGCCGGGTGAGTTCAGAGATGTTGACGCGCCTGGTGGAAATCTTCGTGACGCATTTATGCCGTTACCTTTTAAAGAACCATCACAAACATTATTACAGTTAATGGGCGTAGTGGTACAAGCCGGTCAACGGTTCGCGTCTATTGCTGATATGCAAGTGGGTGATGGTAACCAAGGTGCCGCAGTGGGCACGACTATGGCGTTATTGGAACGTGGATCGCGGGTCATGTCTGCTATTCACAAACGTTTATATGCCGCAATGAAATGTGAGTTTATGTTATTAGCAAAAAACTTTGCAACTTATTTACCACCAGAATATCCATATGAGATTGTTGGTGGTCAAAAACAAATTTTTGCATCTGATTTTGATCAAAGAGTAGATATTGTTCCGGTTGCTGATCCAAACATCTTCTCACAAACACAAAGAATTACTATTGCACAAACTGAATTACAAATGGCAATGTCAAATCCACAACTACATAATTTATACCATGCATATAAACACATGTATGAGGCACTTGGTGTTAAAGATATTGATACATTACTACCACCACCACAACAACCATCGCCTTTAGACCCTGCAAGTGAAAATATTTTAAGTTTAAACAGTAAAAAGTTTCAAGCTTTTCCAAAACAAGACCACCAAGCACACATGAAAGCACATTTACAGTTTATGGGTACTACTTTGGTACGAAATAATCCAAAAGCATTGGGTATGTTGCAGCAAAACTGTATGGAACACATAAATTTAATGTGTGGTGAGCAAATTGAAGTAGAATATGCTGAAGAAATTGCACAATCACAGCAAATGTCGCAACAAATGCAACAAATGCAACAGCAATTAGGCCCACAGGCGCAGCAAAACCCACAAATTATGGAAATACAGAAACAAATTGAGCAAATGTCAGTAGCTATGGAAGCTAGAAAGGCACAATTAGTCGCTGAGTTCATGGAAGACTATGCCAAAGCAGAACGTGAAGTGTTAAATCAAATAGAAAATGATCCATTACTAAAATTAAAGGATCGTGAGTTAGATTTAAAAGCTAGAGACAACCAACGTCGTGAAGAACAAGACGAAAATGATCTAGCGATGGATAGTGCAAGATTATTGCAAGCACGTGAGCTTACTGAAACTAAAATTGAAGAAAATGACAAGCATCAAAAACTTAGAGCGGCAGTATCTTTAGCTAAAAGCGGTATAAGTAAAATGTCCACTGAAATTAACGAAGGATAAGTAATGGCAATAGAAGACTACATCGGGGGTATAGGTGGTTTAATGACAATGGCGGCTTTGTTCGCAGGTAATCAGCAAAATAAAGCTAATCAAGATTTAATGAACTTGCTTAATCAAAGCGAAGAAGAAGAAGACACCCCTATCGTACCAGATGCTACCGGAACTATAGCAACTATTAGCGACGATCAAAAAGCATATCAAGTTTCAGACCCTGCCAGAGACTATGGTGATATTACTGCTCTTTTAGAAGAAGATTTTATAACAAATGATGAAACCTACAACCCTGCTAGATTTGTTCCTGGTGGTGGTTTAAGCAGCAGTGTAGATATAGAAAAAATTACTGATCAAATATTAAAAGGCGGTGATGTTGCAGCTGATACTCTTACCACAAGTTCAGCACTAGGCGCAGCAATAAATAAAGCATACGGAAGATCAAAAAAATTAGGCAGGTCTCTAGGTAGTAGACTTTTTGCCCCCCTTGCCGGTTATCAGGCTGCACAAGCCGGGGACGCAGTAATTGATGTTGTATCTGATTCATTACAAAATATGAATGACCCACAAGATTTTACTGATATGTACTATAGACCTGAAACTGGTTCTGAAGATAGTAATTATGGTATTGATAAATCTATGGATCACTTAACCAGTGTTATAGCTGCCTTACCTGACGATCATCCATTAAAAGAATCTGAGATGTATGAAACCAGTATATTAAATCCTGAGTTTGATGATTCTTATGCAGCCGGACAACGTGCTTTAGATGAACTAGGTTTATCCCTACCTTTAAATGATTATGACTCAGAACGTGGTATAACAGTAAACGGTGAAAAAATAAATTATGCTAATCCCTATTCTGAAGTTGATGCTGAAGGTAATAGATTTTTTCCATTAGGCTTAGAGCTAGCAGACATAATGCAAGAAGACACAGCACCTGTTCCAGGATTAGAACTATCTGATTCTCAGTATAATAATGCAAAAGCTAATAAAGATTTGCAAAAAACATTAATAGCAGACACTAGTAATTTTAATGAATTATTAAACACAGACAAAGATACTTATGATCCTAGAAATATAGTAAAAACCCCTGCAGAAGAAAAAGCTTTTGGTTTTTACGACCCAACCAATGAATTAGTGGGTATGGGTGTTGACAAAGAAACGGGTGAAATTAGAGATCCTAGTCCAAGCAATCTTATTTTACATGAAGTGCTACACCAAGGTGATTTAGGTGATGATGGTCCTGAAGAATTAGCTGTTAGACAGTTAGTATCAGCATTGCTTGAAGAACCAGATAAATACGCTGATGTACTAGAAGAAATATCAGAAATGAGCCCAGAAGAGTTAATTGAGTTTTTAAAAAAACGTACCAAAGCAGGTAAAAAAAGTTTAAATCAAAATTATTTAAAAAACTTACCAGGCGGTAAACTTGATCTTGAGGACGTAATGTCCGGTCTACAAGATTCAGGTTTTAACCTGAATAACAACTTTGAAGAAACATTTGCTAACACTTTTAACATGGGTGGACGCGTTCAACACAGTCAATTACCCCCGGAACGCGGACCGATGGCCGCTGGTGTTGGTTCTTTATTTAAACAAAAATAAACTGGCCATTTTTATTAAAAAGTAATATAATTCAAAAAACCAAACAAGGAGATCTAAATGATTGAATCTTTAAAAGCAAAATGGATTGCACTTGGCAAGAAAAAACAAATTGCCGTAGGTGTAGTAGCAGCAATAATTGTAAT